ACTGCGGCCGTTGGCGTGAGAACCGACGGTTAGGAGCCCTTGCTCATCGACCCGCCTCCCAGCCCCTCGGGAGGTTCTCACCGGGTCGAGTAGCAAGGGCTTCGTCGTTTCTGCGTCAGCCGATGCCATGCGGTACGTCGGTGGTGGCTGGAACAACCCCGTTACACGAGCAAGCCAGAGCGGGGGCGGTGGGCGAATCCCTAGAGCCGGGTGGTTGAAACAAGTCTGGGGTAGTGCGACGCGATGGCGTGGCTCCGAAGAGCAGGCACAGAGCGAACTTGTGATGCGGTCACGGTTAGGCTGTGCTTTGCTCAAGCATTCACCAAAGAGCAGGCATAAGGGGTAAGAGAGTATGTGTCCATGTGGTGGGATCTTGGATGTAGCTCAACTGACGGCGGGGCGGTGGCGGATGCTCTGCAAAGCCTGCGGAAGATATGAGGTGTTCACCCGGGTTTTGTATGCGGGTGTTTGAACTGATCTTCTGGTCCCTGGTGGCGGGTGCGTTGCTGTTCGGCCTGTTCGGTCCGCTGGGGGGGTACTGATGGGTCGACCGAAGGTGATCCACACCTTGGAGAGCGTCCTGGCCCGCACGGTGGAGGTCGGAGATTGCCTGGTGTGGCAGGGCTTCATGCAGGACGGCCGGACGCCGCTGATCAAGGTCCACAACCGGCTGCTGACGGTGCGGCGGTTCATCCGTGAGTTGCAGGGCACGCCTGCTGCGCCTGGGCGCTTCCTGTCGGCGTCGTGCGGCAACCCGCGGTGCGTCAATCCGGCGCACATCCTAGAGCGCACATCCAAGCAGCATGCGCGGTACATTGCCTCGTGCGTCGACATGCGGCACCCGGTGCGGATCGTGAAGCTGCAGCGCGTGAACGCGCACAAGCGGGCGCTGACGGATGAGCAGGTGCTGATGGTGCGGACGGACCCGAGGAGCGCGACGGCGCTGGCGCGGGAGTTTGGCTGCTCGAAGAGCACGGTGTGCAACATCAGGAACGGCGACTCGTACCGCGAGATCGCCGCGAACCCTTGGGATCAGTTGCTGAGGGTGGCATGACTGACGAGCGCATTGCCGAGATCATGGGCTGGGAGCCGAAGCACATGCGCAGGGCGCTTCCCGGTAATTTGCCGGACAGGCTGCGCCTCCTAGCCCGGGAGGCGGCCCAGGAGGCTCTACAAGGCGCTGATGTGCTGGCGGAGTACTCTGGTAGCAACGGAGCCCGGCAGTGGGCTTCTACGGGCTCCTGGCTGATGCCTGGGCAGAAGATCGTGGTGCTCGGTGGCTGACATCGCCGAGTTGCTGGCGCAGCCTGATGCTCAAGGGGCGTTGCAGGTTCTGCCGGCGGAGAAGCGGCTGGCGTACCTCTGGCGGGCGCGGTGGCTGCAGACGGCGCATGTACATCAGGTGCTGCCGCCTGGGGACTGGTGGTCGATCTGGCTGATGCTGGCCGGCCGGGGCGCCGGCAAGACTAGGACGGCCGCCGAGCAGATCGGCTGGTGGGCCTGGGAGATGCCAAGCACGCGGTGGCTGGTGGCCGCCCCGACGAGCGCGGATGTCCAAGGAACGTGCTTCGAGGGGGAATCGGGACTGCTGTCGGTGATCCCGCCGCCGCTGATCAAGCAGTACCTGAAGCAGCCCAGGCCGACGATCACGCTGACCAACGGGTCGATGATGATCGGCATCCCGGCATCGGAGCCTGAGCGCTTCCGAGGGCCGCAGTTCCACGGGGCTTGGCTGGATGAGCTCGCCGCCTGGGACTATCTGCAGGAGTCGTGGGATCAGATCCAGTTCGGCGTGCGCCTGGGTGCGCGGACGCGCACGGTGATCACCACCACGCCGAAGCCGAAGGATCTGGTGATCGAGTTGCTGGGTCGGGAGGGTGACGACGTCACGGTGACCAGGGCGTCGACGTACGCGAACCTCGGCAACCTCTCGGCGAACTTCAAGAAGCAGATCCTGCAGTACGAGGGCACGACGCTCGGCCGGCAGGAGATCCACGCGGAGATCATCGACCCCGAGGAGGGCGGCATCGTCAAGCGGGCGAGTTTCCGTCTATGGCCTGCTGACAAGCCGTTCCCGAAGTTCGAATACGTGGTGCAGAGCTACGACTGCGCCACCAGCGAGAAGACGCAGAACGACCCGACTGCTTCTAGCACCTGGGGCGTGTTCAAGCCCGAGGACGGGCCGATGTCGGTGATGCTGATCGACTGCTGGCAAGACCGGCTGCAGTATCCCGACCTGCGGCCGAAGGTGATCGACGAGTATGAGACGGTCTTCGAGTCGGGGGCGGACGGGCGCGAAAGGAAGCGGGTGGACCTGATCCTGATCGAGGACAAGTCGGCTGGTATCTCCCTGATCCAGGATCTTCAGCGTGCTCACTTGCCGGTGCGGGCGTACAACCCCGGGAAGGCAGACAAGGTGCAGAGGCTGAACATCGTCTCGCACATCATTGCCCGCGGGCGGGTGTGGATTCCCGAGTCGACGCAGCGCAAGGGGTATGTGCGGGACTGGGCGGAGCCGCTCGTGTCGCAGATTTGCGCGTTTCCGCAGACGACGCATGATGATCTTGTGGATACTGTGACGCAGGCCCTGCGATTCCTGCGGGACTCTGGGTGGTTAGAGGTTGATCCGCCGCCCCGGGACGACTGGGACGACGACGACTATGCGGACACTGGTCGGCCAAAGCGGGAGAATCCGTATGCGGCGTGATGGTGCGCAGGTGTTTCCGGTCTATGAGAAGCATGTGATGCTGGACCGTGAGCAGGAGGTGTTCGAACATCTCCCGAGCCCGTTGTGCTGGTGCATGCCGCGCCTGGAGTACGTGGACCCCGAGACCGGCAATGAGGTGTGGGTTCACCACGAGCCGCACTGAAGGACACGCATGGACGAGCCGACCCTGGAAGAACTGCAGCGAGCGGCGCGTCCGTCGTTTCGGATGTCCAGCGCCGGGCGCCGCCGGCCTGATCAGCGCGGTGGCGGGGAGGCTCTGGAGACGATCGGCGGCGCCCTGGCGGGCAGCGTGCCTGCCGGGCTGGCGGGGCTTGCCGTGCTGCCCTTCCGCGGGCCTGCAGGGGCCGCTGAGACGGTCGAGAGGGTGCAAGACGTCTTCACCCCCATGCCCACGACGGAGGGCGGTGTGCGGGCCACCAAGGGCCTTGCTGCGGGTCTGTCGACGATGGGCGCTCCCGCTCAAGCTGTCGGTGATTTGACGCTGCGGGCGACGGGTTCGCCGTTGGCGGCGACTGCGGCCGAGATTGCCTTGGATCCGCTGAATGCCCTGGGGATTGCGGCGGCTGCCAAGCCTGCTGCGCGTGCGGCGGCGGCCGGCGCCCGGGCGGCTGGCCGGGGTGCGCGGCGTGCAGGTGCGGCCGCGGTCGAGAACCTGGGACCGAAGGTGGCCGAGCTCGCCGAGAGCTACATGCAGCGCACCGGCATGGCCCCGCAGATCTTCGTCGGCAAGTCGTCCAAGACCTGGGACGCAGCGTCGAACGCTCGCGCAGCCGAGATGGAAGCCGCCGGCATCCCGCCGCAGACCATCTGGCGCGAGACCGGGAACTGGCGTGCGCCTGATGGCCAGTGGCGGCAGGAGATCAGCGACGTAGGCGCCAAGTTCTCTCCTGACCCAAAGGCTCAAGTGCTTGGCGATGTGCTGAAGCACCCTGACCTGTTCAAGGCGTACCCTGAAGCTCAGTCGATCAAGGTCAGGGAGGGCAGTGAAGCTGCATATTTCCCCGCGCTTGGCTTTGGCGATCCAGAGATAGCCCTTGGAAGAAGGCCAGAGAAGTCCAGCACTTTGCATGAGGTGACTCATTCAATCCAAGAGCGCGAGGGCTTTGGAGAGGGATCAAACCCTGAACTCTTTGAGTTGAAGATCAAGAGCAGCCCTGAGCAGAGGGACGCATTCAATGCGTTTGCCAATCTGTCTGAAAAGCTGGGCGGCCCAAGCGACTTGAAGCCATCAGACCTTGCGAGATCGGGAGACGTTACCGGATTCATTGAGGATGTCTTTAGCCAGATAGACACCAATGCTCGACTGAATGATCGCGATTGGAAAGACCTTCAGCAGTCGATGAAACGAATCGGTATTGAAACCACGGACGATGATAAGGGGTCGCTGTCTTCTATTGCCGACATTGCCGGCAACATTTTGAGACATGAGACCGAAAAAAACTCACTGACGCCTTACGAGCAATATATGAGGACGCCCGGCGAGGCGGAAGCCCGCGCCGTGCAGGCTCGGATGAATCTGACGCCTGAAGAGCGCCGCGCCAAGTT